CAACGCGTCGCCGAGTTCGCCGGGCATTGCCACCGTGTAGCCGGCCGCTTCGATGACGTCGGCGAGGTCGGCGAACGTCACGCCGTCCCCCATTCCGTCGTGAGGTGCGTGAAGTAGTCGACCAAGTGCCGTTCTAACTGTTCGGGAATCACCGCACCGGACAGCGTCGGGTCGCCGTACGCGTCGAGCGCACCGGACGGAACGCCGGTGTCGTTGAAGATGCGAACGGCGAGCAGTACCAACCCGGTTTCGGTGAGCGGGTCCGGTCGGACCACGGCCGGTGGCGGCGGGTCGCCGGGTGTCACTTCCAAGAGTGCTAGTCCCCGGTTCTCGGCGCGGCGAACGGTCACGTGCGCGTCTTGGCGAATCCACTGTTTCATCGTGTCGCCGTGCACGACGCCGCCGCCGGCCAGTTCGGTACGCACGTACGAACCGTCATCGCTGAACTGTGCCCATACGTTCTGGTTCCCGGGGATCTGGTCGATGGTGATCACTTCGCCACCGGGGCCGGGTGTCGTTGCCATTTGGAACGTCACCGGGGTCGGTTCGCCCGAGATCGTCACCGCGTACACGCGGGTGTGATCGGGTGCGACGTGGTCGACGTACAGCACGCCGGGCGGTGCCGGCGGCGGCGCGAGGTCGGCGCCGAACCACGTTGACACGTAGAACACGGCCGACGCCACCGCGGCCACGACGTCGGCGTTGTCGGCGTCAACGCGTAGCCGGGCCGCGGTGCGGGCCGTGATCGTGGACGTGTCAAGCATGGTCGGGGTCAGCCGCCGGCGGGTGCAGTCTTTGACATCACGACAATGCCGGCCGGGACCATTGCACCGAACGCGCCGAGTCCCCACACGGCGACGTCTTGCCCAAGCTTCTCCACGTCGTCGGCGGCCACCGGGAACGGGCCATCTTCGAACCAGTCGCCGGCCGACGCGTTCGACGCCAGCAGCGTGCCGTCGGCGGCGTACGGGGCGTGCAGAACGGGCACGCCGGACACTTCGACGCGCAGCGTCGACGCCGCGGCTTGTCCCGACTCTGCGCCGTAGCCGTACATCGGGGCCGGCAACGTCCCGCCAAGCTTGACGAACATGTCGGTCGCGGCGAGCACGAAACCGGCGGGTGCGCCGGTGGCGGCTTCGATCTTGACCGACGCGGCGAACAGTGCCGGGCGGAACTTCGAACCGTCGGTGTCGCCGGCCGGGTCGTACGTGACGTGCGACCCGGCGGCTTCGACGGCGGCGAGTGTCGCCGCACGGTCGGTCACGGCCGCGTAGGCGGCGTACATGATGCGCATGTACGCGTCCCGGTAGCCGGGCCGTGAACGGCGGATCAGTTGATACGAGATGTCAGAACCGCCGGCGTACGTCGCGAGCGATTCGAAACCGCGCTTGATGTCGACCCGTACCGACGTGATCGCGGTCTTTTCGGCGGTCTGTTCGCCGACCATTGTGAGGAGGTCGCCGTCGAAGTACGGCCAGTCGACGTCCATGCCGGCGTCATCCAACGATCCGAGCCCGAACGCGTTGACGACGGGTCGGCCACGGTCCACGATCCCGGCAATTTCGTTGACCCACGCGGGCGGCACGACGCCCGGGTTGTTCGCCGTGATCTGATCGGCGAGCGAGCGGGTCAACAGTTCACGGGCGGCCGGGTCGCGTTCGGTATACACGTGGTCGGCGAAGTCGACCAGTGAACGAAACCGGGTGATCGGCGAACCGTTCGGGTCGGTGTCACGGTCACGCACGGCGATCGTGCGCAGCACGTCGTCGCGGGTGTCGGCGAGTGCACGGTTCAGTACGTCGACGGTCACGGCCTCAGTCGTGACGGTCGGCGCGGGAAGTGCCGGCGTGTCGGGCATGACGGCGGGTGCGGTGTCGGTGGTCATGGTGGTCTGGTTCCCTTCGGTGGTGGTGCGGTGTTCGAGAATTGGGGCGTCGTGCGCCGGGTTCAGCGCGAACGCGATGCCGTGAACGGTGCCGGTTCGGTGCAACAGTTCACCGGCGCGGCGGGTCGGGCCGGGTGCGTATTCCATCGAAACGGAATCGATCACGCCGGCGGCGTACAGCGCAATGACGTCGTCGGCGGCGGCGGTGGCCGCTAGCACCACGTCGACGGTCGGGCCGTCGTCGTGTTCGGCGAACGTGTCGGGCAGTGCCCGGCCGATAACCGTGCCGTGGTGCTGATCCCATACCGGGACACGGTCGGCTATGGCTAGGTTCCCGCGGTCGAACTGTTCCCGATACCGGCCGTCGGTGTCGGCGATCCATTCCGACGGCGTCGACCATCGGCACAGTCGGACGGTGAAGCGGCGGCCGGCGTCGACGTCGACCGGGTCGAGCACTTCGACGGAACGGGTCAGCAACATGATCAGAGCCCTTCGACGTTCGGAGTGATCGGGGCCGGGTCGGCGGCCGGCACGACCGGCAACCCTTCCAGTGCGCGGACTTCGGCGGGTGTGTGGATCCCGGCGGCGATCGAAGCGGCGTAGGCGGTGATCCGGCCGGCGAAGTCCATGCGGACAAGGTTGGACGTGTCGAACACGGCCGACGTTCCCGACACCATGAGATCGGAGAACGCCGCTTCGATGCGTGCCAGATACCCGGGGTATAGCCCGAGTTGAAGCCACCGCTGTCGTTCGTCCAGCGTGGTCGAGTACGTCAACGCCGACTGTGACACGACGTTGAGCAGTGACGGCGGGATCTGTAGAACGCGGGCGACGGCGGCGTCCAGATAATTGATTGCGTCGAGTACGAGCGCGTCGGCGGCCGACGTCGGGTTGAACGTCTGCAGTGTGATGCCACCGGACAGCATCGCCGGGCGGCGTTCGGCGCGGGCCGTCATCCATGCGTCAAGATGGTCGGATGCTTGCGCGGCGGTCAGCCGGTTCGGGTGCACGACGGCGTACGGCGGCACCGCGGCCGCGGCGTCGTAATAGGTGGCGGCGAACCGGAACGCCGCGGCCAACTGGTCGAGCGCGATTCGGATGTCGGCGAGCGGTGACGTGCCGATCGGGCCCGGGTCGGAACGGAACGGAATCAGTCGGATCTTTGACAGTTCACGGTCGCGGCCGTCGACCCACACACGGGCGAGGCGGGCCCGGTTCGGTGTGAGTTCGTACGTGACCCGTGACGGGTCGATCACTTCGACGGCGAGCGGCCAACCGTCATAGCCCGACGTGATGACGTCGAGCCATGCGCAACCGTGCGGGCCGGTCATCGAATTGACGATCCGTTCTAACGTCTGCCGGTACGGTTCGGACGGGTCCGGCCGGCGCAGCAGTGCCGGTGTCGGATCGATCCGGCCACGGCCGGCGACGCCGACCATCGGCAACATTGCGACGGTGTCGGCGATCAGTTGTCGGCCGGCAACGACGGTCGGCAAGTCGAACGGGTCCAGGTGGTCGAGTTCGGCGGCCAGTTCTAACGACATGCGGCGGGCGGCGTCGGCGGGTGTGTCCGCGGTGGCCGCCCGGCCGAACAGTCTTGCCCATGCTGAAGCCACGCCGAACACGGTGACGTAATTGTCAGCCGTGCGCAAGTATCCCGATTACCGGATCCGGCCGTGATTCGACGTGTACCGGGCGGTATCTGATCGTGCGGTGTCTGTGCCCGACCGTGCCCGTTACGCGCCGCATACGGCGATACAGCGGCCAGTTTCTTACCGGATGGCCGGCGCGGTGCTGTACACGTCGGGGTGGCACCATCGGGCGAGCCCGGCGGCGCCGATCGGTGACGAATCGGTGTCGGTGTCACGCCGGCCCCACGTCCACGAACCGTCGCCGATGTTGCGGCGTCGGGCGCCGGCGACGGCGGCGTCGAGCATCGGGTGTGGAACGTGGCGGATCTGGCCGGTGGCGGTGGCCTCTACGAACTGTGCGGCGGCGGCGGTGACGTCGCGCAACTGTGCCACCGCGACCGGCACCGCGGCCGACTGTAACGGGGCGAGCAGTGCGCCGGCCGGGCCGCCGGCGTCGAGCGCGACGGCGTGCACGTTCCACCGGTCGACCAGTTCAATGATCCGCGGCACGGCCCAACCGTGCCCGGGCCGGTAGTCGACCACTTCAACGATCGTCACGCCGGCGTCATGGTGGGCGGCCACGATCGACGTTGACGACTGGTCGGCGCCGCATTCGACGCCGAGGGTGATCGTGCCGGCCCGGTCGGGTGCGGGCACGGCGAGCGTCGACCAGTGTTCGACGTCGAGCGGT